CGTCTTGAAACACGTCAATATACCAAGTTCCAACCGCTGATTGGTTTAATACCTCAAAACTAATAACACTAAATTGAACTCCAGTAGCATACAATACATTTAATTCGTCTTGGTAAATATCCGTGTATGTTAAAGAACTTGGGTCAGGTAGTGTGCTATCTTCTATTACTGTTGCTATTACTTGGTCTATTAAAACGTTTGTACTTTCAGTTAAAAAAGTATATTCATTCGTGTTTTTACCGTATAAGAAACATTGTGTAAATCTTGGGTCTCCTAAAAATGTTCCAGTAAAAGTAACACCGTACTTGTTTTCTATTTCTCCAAATATTCTATTTATTTTAATAGCTGGAAACAACTCATCGTATTGTATTGCGCGAGCTGTATTAGTTACATCTTCAGAACCATGTTGGTATGTCCAAACTCTATTACTCGCAATCAAAGGGTATCTAACATCGTAATCAGTAGCAAGGTCTGTAATACGGTCGTAAATTTCTGCACCCGTAAAAGCAAATTCCCAAGTGCTATAATCTAAATTGTTTAACTTGTCCTCACCAAACAAATCTTTGAGCGTTCGTATTTCTCCATAAAAAGTAAGCTGATAATTTTCAGGCATCCCATTTTTTACGTTCGCTTTTTCAATCTGTATTTTACCTCGTCTAAATGTAGTTAAGTCAATTTCTATTACAGCGTTTCTTCGTATGTTATGGTCGATTAATGAAGCTCCTGTTTGAGTATCCCCAACATCGGATTGATAAAAGTGCTGAAAGATTGCATTGTTAACCGTAGAAGCTGGCACCGTAAAAGACTGCGAAAAGTCGGTAAATACTTTTGATATATCGTTAATATTTTGAACGCTCGAAGTGACATTAATTTGTTCGTCATCAAATAGCTCAATCTTTTTACCTTCAATGTAAACTTGTACCTGTCTCATATTACGTTGTTAATTGCATTGTAAGCAAAATCAAACTCTAATTGGTAGTTAATCATTTTTTGATTTATATTCTTAAATAGCTCCGTTGACTTCGTGTTCAATTTAGCTGGTAAAGTATTAATCAATATCCTTTCGCTTGTCATTAACTGCTCTAATAAATTATTGTAATCTTCAGTTACCCAGTCCGTGTTTACTTTAATGCTTCTTTTTGCTGAAGTGTTAAATACTTTTCTTTGACCTTCTAAAGTGTTATAGTTAGGAAAAGTTGACTGCATTAAATTATATTCCGTGTTTTCAATGCTAAATGTATCGTTAGACGCTGCGAAAAACCACGTCCTTTGCCAACACCCATACTTGTTTACAAAGTCGCACAAAACGGCTGTATAGCGGCAAAGCTCAAAGGGTTTGAAATAACCAGTCCATAAAACAGTATTCGAAGTGTTTAATATTTCTAATTTGTTTCCAGCTGAATAGTAATTTTGGTAAACTCTCGGAACATCTGTTATTTGACCGTCTGTTAAATTTTGAGTAACACTAAATCCAGTTATTAAGTTAGTGTATTTTGCTTTATAGCCTGAAGTTGTTTTGACCATTAAATGACCACCTCTCCTACTTGAATTTGAACTTGGGCTTGTGCCATCGTAATAATAATAAAACGTGCCTTCATCATGTAGTATGTCATTAGCTAAAGAATAATTATATCCCTGTTCATACCATCCAAAACCATCGTAAGCTACTGTATTTGTAGTGCTTAATAAAGTGTAAACGCCACCGTCTAATTTATATCTTTTGTATTGAACGTTACACCATTGGCTTGTGTTGCTTGCCGGGAAAGTGTTATAAATTTCTTGCCTTGTATTCCAACTTAAATACTCACGAATGTAAGGACTGATATTGTAGTACGTCTTTACGTTGTTTGACGCTGGTATTAATTTCGTTAGTGTGTAGGTTGGGCTTGTTGGGGCTGCTCCAGTACCGTTCCAAATAAACAGCTCAACCTTTGAACCGTCTTGTCCTGTTTCGGATATTTCTACTATATAGGGTGAACGTGCAAAAATACTCATTATCTATTCTTTAAATTTTCTCTTAATATTTCGTCTAATAACTGTTCGGCATCTAATCCGTATTTATCTATTAACGTATCAGGCAAAGTTTTGTAGGCTGCTTCAAATGGCTTAGTAAAAAACAAACTCGGTTTGATTCCAGTCATGTAAATGCTTCGAGCTATAATAAACTTTAAACCCTTTCTGCTTTGAAATTTTCCAGCTACATTTCTTGGTGCTATTCCTTTGCGAACCATCCAACTATCTAAGCTCCTTGTTAGTCCGCCTTTTGGTCCTGAACCACTACCAAATTTATAAGGTGAATTAGGAGCGTTTTGTTTACCGTAGTTTTTTGAAGTTGAAGGCAGCCCTGTTGGATTTGCTCCTTTAACACCTTGGTCTTGAAAGTTACCGTAAGGCTCCATTTCAAAATACACTCCAATAGAATTAGGCATCTGTTTAACTTCGCCTTTGATTGAGCTGCTTAATTTACCGCTCGTATCTTTACCCATCTTTTTCAAATTGGCTTTCGCTTCAGCTACCACCAAATCACGAAACTTCTCTAAGGCTTTTAATCTTTCACTCATTAACAAACAGTCATATCGTTAGGAACTAAAATATCGAACGTCATTGTCCAACCAGCTAAATAGTTTTCAAACCTTTCAGCAAATGGCTCTAAACCCGGGTTACCGTCAACTTGAAACGGCAAAGTGTATAAGTCTCCACGTCTTAACTCCTCGTATAACCTATTCAATACAGAAATCATTGTATTAAGTACATAAACCTCATTATCGTTTCCATTAAATACGTCTGTATCTTCGTCTTTTGATTTGTTGACAATATCCATTGCCATTATACTCACGTTAAAACGAATTATATTACTTTCAAACGTAGCGCTATTTACTATAATATGGCACAAAGGAAATATAGTCTGCTTAGCTAAGTCAACTGCAAATATATCACCTTGTGTTACCGTGTTAATAAACGGATCATTATTCAAGTTCGTTTTTAGTGTATCTAATATCGTGTAATAGTTAGCCATGTTTTCTTATTCTTTTAATTTCTCTTTCTTCTATTTCTAATTTTTGCCTTTCGTAAGTGAGATAGGTAAGACACTTTCTAACCCCCAGCTTGGTAACATCATCAAACTTTGTAACGTCTCCTTTAGCAAGTGCATAGATTGAATTGTACCATCCCCATCTTTTATTAAATTGCGCTCTTTCGCTAAAGTCATTAATTTCGGGTTCATCTTCATCTCTTTCTCCAAATAGGTAAGCGTATGTTGTACTAAGTCGCTTCCTAAAGTCGAAAAAAAAACCGTTGCACCTAAGACAACATCCAAAGAAGCGTACTTCATTACCTCGCTGAATTCATCCGTTCCTATGTACGGAAATATCTCGTATCGGTCTTTCACTTTCTTTGTGATAGGTCTGTACATTACAGCCATCGCTTTGTGAAAATTCTCTACGCTGGATATGTTTGTTTCTAAATCAATGTACTCTCCAAAAGTCATGTCCTCTAAATTAGGAATGAAACCAAATTCAGTACCTTTGATTTTAAACGTGTGCTGAAATTTAGGCTTCTCTTTGAATATTTTATTCAGGTGTAATGTTAAATCCCGTATATCGCTCCATTTCACCCTTACAACGTCTTTCATTTGTAAACCGCAAAATATTTCAACGGTCTTTTGTCCTATAAATTCCTCATCGTTTGATTTTTCTACTACCTTCATAAATTCTTGGTAGCACTTTAAAGGAATTTCACTCAAAGAAGTAGGTATTACTATTTCTGTTTTCATCTTATTAATTAACTTTTATTTCGTGTTTTTGTAGTTTACAAAGTTTATTTACACTATCTGCATACTTGAACGGGTGCCAACTGTTATTTATTTACCAAATATGATACTTACCATAGTTAGCATTTAACCCTAAGGTCTCCATTTCATGATATCGTAGCGCATCAATAGCGTGATTATTTGTGTCAATAGGCTTGTTTAAACGTGTTCCAGCTTTATCAGTGTCCCAACAGTAGGAACGAAGTTCTTTAATTAAATTAACGCTATTAGAAGTAACTAAATAATCCTGGCGCTGCATAACATCAATACCGTAGTTTATTGAATCCTTGCCTTTTGTAACACCTTTAATAGTTATTCCATAGCGCCTTATTTCGTCTATGCTTTTAGGCTCGCTTGAATCAGCGTAAACGGGTACGTGTTTTGGTAGCTCCTTTGCAATATCTGAATTAAGCATTCCTGTTTGGTACTTCAGTTCGTTTAATATCCGTTGGCCGTTATAATTATATATTTCAATTATTGCAGTTGGATCGTTTGTGTAACCAAAGTCTAATCCGATTCCTATTAACTTTGCTTCAATCGGTAGTTTGTCTATTTGTTTCCAGTTTGAGAATATAACACCTTCAAGCATTCCTATTTCACCTAATCCGTAAACCCTCCACCAGTTGCTCCAATAGCTACTTGTTTCCGCTTTTAAACGGTTCTTTTCTATTTGGTCAACTATTGACTTGTCAAGAGCTTCGTTATCTTTGTAGGTCAAAATTAAAAAGTCTGAGTCGGGTTCGTCTTTTAGTTCCTTGTGTACCCAAAACTCATTAGCTGGATTGAAGTCTAAATAGATAGCTTTCTTTGTACGTATCGCAAGCTCGTTGTAAGACTCAAAGGTTACGTTGTTACATTCGTTTATGTATAAAACGTCACGCCTTGCACCCCGTAATTTAGAACTGTCATCAGCGCTAAAAAATTCAAAGCTGCTTCCGTTTAAAAATTGATAGGTTAATAACGATTTGTTAAATTGGTTTTCGTGCCATTTATTCATCCACTTCATTAGCTTAATAAAGTCCTTTAAAGCACCCCTTCTTAAATGCGGAATACTTTCAGCAACTACGCTAACTTCGAGTCCGTGTATTGCAGAAGCACGCGCTATTAAAACAGATAATATTCCGTACGTCTTGGCAGCACTTGTGCCACCCTGAATAATACGAACTCGTTTTTTAAGTTTAAGTATTTTATTCGTCGAAGTCGTCCGCAGAAACATCAGGAAATATTGGCTGTTCTAAAACTGTTTGTTCAATTTGTTGTAAAGGCGCACCGTAACCGCTATCCATTAAAGCCTTATATGCTGCTACATCACCTTCACGTGCTTTTTTAATTAGTGCTAATGTCATTAAATCTTCTTGCGACATTGTTTCTTCAGCACCCGTTAAAGGGTTTTTTAGCTTTTGATTTACCTCCAGCCAGTACTTTGCTATTGTGCTTCTGTTCTTTGCTCCTTTAGGTCGTCCGTTAGGGTTTCCGCTTTCGCCTTTTTCCCAACGTGGTTCTATTTGTCCTTTGCCTGCCATTGTACGTTGTTTATTCGTTGTTTATTTTAATTCAACTCCGTTTTTTTTAATAAGTAAACTCGGGTCAAGTTTTTTCATACGGTCTATTATAACTTGGCAATACTTCGGGTCTAATTCCATTCCGTAACATTTGCGTTTAAGTTGGTGTGAAGCTACCATTGTAGAACCTGAACCTAAAAATAAATCTATAATATATTCTTTTTCTTTTGTATAACTTTCAATAAAATGTTTATTTACTTCAAGTGGTTTTTGAGTTGGGTGTAATCGTGTTTTTGTATCTTGACTTTGTAATCCAAAATATCTAAACCAGTTAAAATGTAAAACAACTCTTTTATGTTTTTGTCTTGACCAACAAAGTTCAAATTCGGAATTACTACCAGCATCACCATTACTTTGTAAAGTTTTATCCCAAACAATATAATTACCTTTTTTAAATTCAGGTAATAATTCAAAATAATAATCAGCACCCCATAAAAACATTTCCTTGCAGTAATCAAAATGCTTAAAAAAAGTATTTATCAATTCAGGATTGAAATCTTCATGATCTCCAATTACATTATCATATTTTTTGCCTTTTCTATCTCCCCAATTTAAACTTGAATAATCAGCATCTAAAAACATTCCATAAGGTGGGTCGCTTAATACCATATCAGCCTTTTCTCCATTCATTAATTTTGCAACTTGGTCGCTATCCGTACTATCCCCACAAAGTAAACGGTGTTCGCCTATCTCAAATAAATCTCCTATTACTATGTCCGTGTTTATCTCGTCAGGTATTTCGTAGTTATCTTCTTCTGCTTCCAGTTCTTCTTCAACTCTTAAATCAATTGGTAAATCTAATCCCCAGTCATCTAACTTTTCCGCATCCCATTCATTTGCTAAACTATCCCAATCCCATTCACCAAAACCTACGTTATCTTTAATTAAGAATTCGTTTTTTTGTTCCTCCGTCCATTCGTCTGCTACTATAATAGGTATTTCTTTAAATTTTAACTCATTTAAGGCTTTTAAACGCATATTACCACCCAATACGCAATATTTACCGTCAACATCTGTAAAGACGATTAGAGGGCGTTTATTTAGCATATCAGGAAATTCTTGAATAGACTTAACTAACTTTTGAAATTTTCCGTCTTTTATTATCCTTGGGTTCTTCGGGTTGGGTTTAACCTCGCTTATCTTAACTATTTGCATCGTACGTGTTAAATAATATCTCTAATTTATTCATTACATCACGTAAACAACTACCGCAAGAAGTTGGTTGCATATTTACCTTAAATACTCGGTTATAAATAGCAAGTATTTCTTTTTGTTCGGTAGGTCTCATTGAGTATCTTTTTTCTTTAAACCAATTTTCTAAGTATTCGTGTTCGTGTTTTAGTAAACATTCAGGTTTGCGGTAAG